CATAACATTAACACCCAAAGCACGAAAACGTTTAATTGTTGTCCAATCTTTATCACAGAATGTTTTTGAAGTAACATTTCCATAACGGTCATAGTATTTTTTCCCATCGGTCAAAACACCATCTACATCAAGTATTAATAATTTAATCATCTGAATCTCTCTAAAACTTCGGGGTGAACTGGATAGTGATTACCTTGAAACTCGGCTTTACATATTGAATAGTATAAGTTATCGTGACTGTTTTGTTCAACATTTGTTAAAACAACTATTTTTTCTTTTGGTATATACTGAACCAACTTATTCATTAGGCCATGCGTGTCAGGTAAATTCCTATATGCGTGATATGATTCTCTCATGGCTTTGTATACAAGTGATGTCATTTCGCCTGGCCACATATACATGTTATCGCAAGTCCAATTCAAGTGTGCAACACTTTTTTCCATAAAAAGAAAATTGAACTTATCAAAATGTATGTTGTCGATTGGTTTAAACCAGTGTAAGTCTAAACGAGTAAACACAACAAAATCAAAGTCTTTGTCTAAGAGATTTTCAAAAGAAGCAATCTTAGATGTGAATGTATTTGAACCTTGAAATTCAGAATAGTATACACCAGTCGGTTGAACCATCTCATAAAATTCTTTTTCCAGATGTTCATCAGGAATCCTGTAAGATGAAACAAAGACTTGAACCTCATGACCCAAGTCTCTTAGTGGTTGAATGATGTTTTTGTTTACATTTGGCCAACAATGTTTGAAATCTTTTGGACTTGGTTGACCATTACGCATAAACTGGCCGTATAGTAGGCCATATAAAGATACTGCTATTTTCATGCGGTTCTATAGATAAACATTTGTGATTCATTATCTTGTCCATATTTTTCTTGGACAAATTTCTTCCATTCTGGTACACGGTCATATTGATGAACAATCGGGAACATTTCACGGTTATGTGTCCAAACGACAGCATTATCAAACATAGGTTCTTCACACAAAAGATTTGGTCTAAACCCATCAATCTTAGATGGATCAACAACAGTACCAGCTTCACAAGCCCAATGATTTGTTTCTAATACACAATCTTTAAATGGTTGTGTGTTGATTAGAACGTTAAATACTGCTTGGTCACAAACAGGAATAGGCCTGTTGATTGCATTGGTGAAAATGTTGAACACCATATCTTTTACATATTCAGATGTACCACCAAATGTTCCAACGTTAAAGATTTCATTGTCTTTGAATTGTTCATAGACATAAAGACCGTAAGCCTGTTTTAGATTCTCATCACCCCAAGATTCGTCTTTATATTTTAAACCTTCAGATGCAATAACAAGTTTGCATTCCAGTTTATGCATATCTTCCATAATGTCAAACGGACTACATTGGAAGAAAACATCCTTAACATCTGTTGTTACGACATACTGATAGTTTTGCCAATTAGAATACAAGTAATCATAAATTGACAGAAAACGCAACACATGTGGTGGAACATTTTGCATCATTTTCATAGGTACAACAAATACACCTTTTTCAATCAACCAATCGACTGTGGCTTGATTTGCGTTACCTGCAACCAATACAACATCAGTATTATCTCCTGCAACTTCTAGTGCAGACATTACCCAAGGTTTGAGTTGATTGATTCCGTAGTTTGTAAAACCACCAATAATTAAATTCTTCATTTCAATATCCTGACCTAGTTTTAATCAAATTCATAACACCATCATCGCCTTTTTGTTCTTCACGAGGAACAAACAAAGCCTTCTGTCTCTTATTATCTATGTCATCTGTTGGAATGAGATAATAGATTGCTAAACTTTTTCTGTATTGTCCTTCAGGTGCATTGATGCCTTCGGTTACACCGTGCCATGAATTTTGTGTTGTGTCAAACAATACTGCACGATTGAACTTTGGCCAAATGGACTCAACCAAAGCTTTTGGTTGTTTAGATGTTTTGTCATGTGACCATAAACCAATGTTACCACCCCATTCTTTTTTCCAGTTTGGATTTAAGTATACAATCAAATTCAGTTTACGTTTCATGTCCATTTTTGGATGTATATCATAATCTAAATGCACATTTAGATAATCTCCAGATTGATGCATATGAATGCCTCCACCATGTAGACCGTAATCCGGAACCAAATCATATTCTTCGGTCATACGTGCAAGCTTAACAACAAATGGTTCACTTACCAGATATGACAATGCCTTATAAACATTTTTGGAGAATTTGGTCCAGTTTTGAATTGTACGTTTCTTTTCAATTGCATTGTCGTATTTTGCATCAGTATTTTCATCATAACCTGGCATACCTGCAAATATATTATGTGCAACTTCCTCGGTAAAAAAATCATCAATTACAACATGATTAAAAGGTTTTGCTTTTGAGAAGTCTTCACTGATTTTATCCCAATTTTGATTGTTGATTATTTTTTCCACGGTAATTTTCCTTCATAACGAGAATTCATCACTTCGTTACCGTGTAAGAAGAATTCTGGTTTAACAGAACCTTCATTACCAGCAAGTTTGTAGTTAATTGTGTATTCACCTGTGCAATCATAATCATTAAAGTGTGTTGATAATGCATTTAGGAATACCCTATCTTGGCCCCATCCACCATGCCATGCACTCGCCAATTTTATCGCAATTTCCGTTTTAAGGCAATAACAATTAGTGTCTATGTGGTGGTAATCTTGAAAACATTTCCATTTACCTAGTGATTCACAGTCATCGTTGCAGAGATAATTACCATCTTTGTCCACAATCTTTCTTAATGAATAGGACCATTGAAGGTTTTTCTTCTTGATGTTTTCAATTTGTGAGAATACATGGTTTTTGTCCATGTAACAGTCTTGGTCGAGATATAGTACATAATCAGTATTGACTAAGTGTGTGAAAGCTGCATATACTCGATGGCCATAGAAACCATTTGCACCAACGTTGATTGGAAGATTAGCGAGTTTGACCTTATTACCATATTCACCAACGATGACCTTAACTTTTCCAAGGTGTTGTTCGCCGTCACATACAACATAACAAGTTGTCATGTATGTTTGAGAGATAACACTTTCAATTGCCTTCTTAAGGTCAGGTGTACCTGTTGTTGGTATAATCACTGTTGCTGTCATAATATAACCTTATATTTTAGAGATAAGAATAGTCACACATCATTCGAGTTGGATAACCATCACCACCCTGTGTGTCACGCATGTTTAGTTTCAATATGTAGTGACCAGTTTCAATTTCCATATCAATACGTTTACCTGTTCCTGTTTTACCTCCGTAATACACAGTACAAGATTTTGGTGTTGCAGCTTCAGTCATGTATTTTTTGTCAATCATATAGACTTCTGTTTTACCAGACAGTTTATGAACGATTGTATAACCATGGCCGACACCAGAAATTAAAAAGTCTTTAAGGTTTGTTTTTTGTTTTGATGTCATTCTTTGCCAGATATCTTCAGAGTAACCTTTCTTCAATTTACCATTAAAAATGTCACAGAAAAGTGCATCATTGATATTAAACATATCCAAAATTTTTAAACCATCAGAATTGGTTATAACGCCAGTTTTAATTTCTGCGGGTGAAAGAACGGTTCGAATGCCAGAGTTGAAGAAGGTAACTGTACCACCGGTTTTCAAACTCAAGTAAATTTCTTTTTTACCATCACAAATCAAAGTAATGTCAGTAACAACGGGCCCCAAATTGTTATCAGTTACTTGAATTTTTGATGAAATAAGAACCTTTGGTGTAAACACAAATGGTCGTTTGTTATTTAATTCTCCAACTTCTTTAACCTCTAACGTTTTACACTTTTTTAAATCGTGTAGTTCAACTATTGAGTCTACCGCTTCTTTTAATTTTGGATCAGTAATGTTTTCTCCTGCCCACCATTTTCTTAAAGCGTCTGCTAGTTGTCCTTCGTATGCATTGCCTTTGTTCTGAACTCCTCGGCCCCCAGAAGATCCATTACCAAATTTCATTGTTATATTGAAGGTTGACGTTTTTCTTTTTCTGAGAACTTCAGTCTGGATATCTTTTAGTTTAATATCTTCCTGTAATTCCCTCGATACGTTGATTTTACTTATGGCTTTGGGATCAACATTGATGGGAGTTTTAACATGTTTAAACTTATCCTTCAGTATTGCAAATACTGAAATAATATCATCAATTTTTTTCACATCGCCTTTTAACGTCTTCTTAATTTCTGTGGCTGTAGTTGGAAAGAAAGTATAAGCCATTTTGTCCTCAAATAAAGATTATTTATCTAATGATTTGAATCTCTTTTCCAGAGGTCCAAACCTCCAATTCGGTTCTCAACCGACCTTCGCCTTTCAGTGTTTCATATCGGTTTGAAGCCTTGTTTTTCCACCATTGTATAATGTTATCTAGTTCAAACTTATCATAGTTCTCCTTGTCTTTAATCAATGTATCAGTCTTACAACAAATGTAGTCTACAAAGTTGCTATATCCATAGTTAGAAATGTAGTAACGTTTCTGTTCTGTCAACTTCTTAGCGTTCTCAATCGTTTTAAGAAATGCATCACCCTCAATTGTACCTTTTAATGAGGCTTTTGTCAAGGCAATTATACGTTGTGATATCTTCAACTTCTTACTAGAAGCATTGTCTTCAACCAAAGGTCCAACTTTACTTTGAACAAAGTCACGTAAATCTGAGTAAGGTTTACCATGCATCATAGGTAGGAAATCAGATTCTGTCAAGCCTTTATAACGAATGAATGGTTTCATACCATCATACTGTGAGACTTGTTTTGAAGAACCATATAAACTTGTTGTTTCAAAGAGACACAAGTTCATTCCATACTTCTTGTTGACAATCTCACGGACTGTATGTGAAGTACAGATTGCTGCCAAGAGTTTACCGCCAAGGTAATTGAAACCAAATGGTTGACTTGGAACAATCACAAAACCCATCATAGCAGAATCGTTGAATCGTTTACCCCATTCAGGTTTCTGAGTAAACACTTGACCCAACATTTCATTTCTAGGTTTGCAGTTGATAACAGGAGAACCCAAACGAATGAATCCTAGAAACTGTTGCGTCTTTCTTTCTCTTACGGCCAAATGAATGCTTCGGCCAACAGGACGAATGTTAATGTGAGATGATGTAATTGCTAGAAGTGTTTCCCATGTTTCATTAGGAATTTCACACACTTCGATATCCATATCATTAGGATGCATAGAGAAATCGGAGAACAAATCATCTTCTGGAGGAAACAAAGATGTTGGTATTTCTTCCAGAGAGTTCAATTTTTGGTCACGCATGTATTCATCAATACGTTCAAAATTACCAAAGTAATCCTGAAAGGCATTTGCACAATGAATAGCATCTTCTTTAGTCAAAATCATACTTTAAATCCTTCAAAACCTTTTTTCTTAGGTTTCTCTCTATCACCAAATGTGTTCAATGGTTTATCTTGGCCTGCATCAACCAAACCATCTTGACCAGATTGTTCTACGTCATACAGTTTCATCTTTGCTCTATCAACACCGACTGTGAATCGTTTATACATTGTAGGATCATTATAACGATTCTTTAATTGTTTGACCATGATTTGGCCAAGTTCTTGTAAGTCTTCAGATGTAATCAAGGCGAACATCAAGTCAGCGGTTGCTGGCAAACCAAAACTCTCACTTGTGTCCTCAAGTCCTGGATCGGAACTTGTAAAACCGGATCTTGTGGTCTGAGTTGCAGAAACAATTGGGACTCCGTACTCAACGGCAAGACCTCGCAATTCTTCGGCAATTGATTTGACATAGGTATAAGAGTTAATGTTGGCTCCGGCTTTAATGCGAGAGCTACAGCATATATTAAGATAATCAATAAAGATAATATCAGGACGAAACGATTTTTTAAGATTAAGTTCATTCAATAAAGACCTAAAGTGTGTTGCGGATGCCGAAGCGGTTGGATACTCTTTGATAATCAATTTACCTGTGGTCTTGGCCTTCAGTTTCTCAACCTTCTTGTCATACATTTCTTTTGGAAGACTTGTTAAATCATCCAATGTAACATTAAGGAGGTTTGCATCAATACGTTCGGCAATCTTTTCTTCAGCCATCTCCATCGTGATGTACAAAACATTACGGCCTTGAGACATAGCACCTGCAGCAACATGACACATGAAAAGAGACTTACCCACACCAGTCCCAGCAAGAGCAATGTTGAGAGTTTTACCAGGTAACCCACCTTTAGTAATCTTGTTGAAATAGTCCAAGTCGAATGGGATTCGTTCTTCTTTTCTGTGGTAGAATTCATATCGTTCATCACTGTTCTCCAAATAATCATGACCAACTGAGGTATCAAAAGTTACGGCTAAAGCATCGGATAGAATTTTCGGAATCTGACCTTTGTCATGCGTCTTGTCTTTTCCATCGAGTATTGAAATGGAACCCAATACGGCATTGTAAATGGCCTTCTCCTGACAAAACTTTTCAGTCTTATCGGTGAGCCACTGAATTTGGGTTGTTTCTCGGTTAGAACTTTCAATTTCTTTAAGATAAGTTTCCGACTTCTCCACTTCGTCATCTGTGAGATTACGCCTTTCTTTGACGGCCAATTCAATCGCCTCAACTGATGGTGTAGTATTGTAAGTTTCTGTGAAGGACTTAATCTCATCATAAATCAACCGTTCTGTTCTATCTGTGAAGTATTCGCTCTTTAGGAAAGGAAGAACCTTTCTCAGGTATTCATCTGAGTAAATCAGGTTCTTTAAAATTGTTTGTTCAAGTCGCATAATATTCCATATAAATAGGTGTAGGTCGCCGGACTGGCATCCGCACCTACTCTAATATCTTTCAAGGAGACATCAGCATGATTATATATACAATTTACAAATGTGTCAATACAGTAAACGGTAAAGTTTATGTTGGTTTCGACAGTCAATGGCCTAATAGGCAAAAAAAGCATAAATCCAAAGCAAAACATAATTCAACATTCCATTTCCACAAAGCCATAAAAAAACATGGTTGGGAAAATTTTGAATGGTCTATTTTATATCAATCTAAAGATAGGCAACACACATTAAAAGTTATGGAACCATATTTTATAAAAGAATATGATTCATTTAAGTGGGGATACAATTCCACTTTGGGAGGAGAAGGTGTGTTTGGTTTACATAGAATACAATCAGATGATGAGAAAAAAAAGAGAAGTGATATGATGAAAGGGAATCAAATTGCAAAAAATAAAGGCAAACCATTAAGTGAAGAAAGAAAATTATTATTAAGAAAACCTAGAATTAATTGTGTTTTGCCTTTAACCGAAGAACATAAACAAAATATATCAAAATCTAAAATTGGAAAACCAAAACAAAAAATTCAATGTCCCCACTGTAATAAAATTGGTGGTTTTCCTCAAATGAAACAATGGCATTTTGATAAATGTGGAATTAATTAATCGTTTGTTCTAGTTTCATCTATAATATCCTCATCAAGGTTGGTAGTCATCAGTTCTACCAACATATCACCTGCAAATTGTTTAAAGTCGGCATCAGTCATAAGTTTTTTAGACTTAATATCTGGCGATTCTAACACATCATAAGCGAAATGTAAATGGGGGCCATCAACTTCTTCCGTTATTTTAACTTTGCCATATTTGAACACCACATCTTTGTATCTACCGCTCAGTAGTTTGATGTGGGTTATAGTTGCATCATCTTTAGGATAGATGAAGCAGTAATCGATTCCCTCAATCATTCTTCTTCCTGCATGATTGCGCCAGTTGCAATGGCATACTTGTCCGATACGTATTGTTGAAACGTTTCATCTTCAACAATAGAAGTCCAAAACTCTTTGGTGTCAGTATCTTTGATGCGATACTTTTTCTCATCTACTTCACCAGTAGTTTTGTCCACTTTAGAATACCATCCGTTTGATGGTTTGATAACGTGTCCAGATTCAAGGGCAATGTCAAGTAAGCCAGACCACTTACTAATGCCACCATCAAAAGATACAGTGATAGGGATTTTAGATTTCTCTTTAACATAACGAGACTTTTCTACGTTGATAATAAAATTGTAACCGACAATCTCGGTGCCTTCTTTTTCTTGCTGGCGACCCAAGATGAAAATGTTATCAGCAGAGTAATATGAACCTGTACCGCCACCAACAATATCTTTAGGGAACATGCCAATTTCTTTGTATGTGTGATTCACAACAATCATTGGAATATCTTTCAACGACAAGTGTGGTGTTACCATACGGAACAAACTCTTGACTTGTTTTGCTCGTGACATATCGGCCACAGATTTCTCAGACAAGGCATCTTCAACTTCTTTCTTAGATGCCAAGTTACCGATAGAATCAATAACAATGATGAGGTGTTCACCACGTTCCAATTCAGTCAATTGCTTCATTACGTCAAACTTTAGTTGTTCAATATCAGTAAGAGGAGTATGTAAAACTCTATCAGTATCGATGCCGAAACTATCAAAATAAGACTGAGGCGTTCCAAATTCGCTGTCGTAAAAAAGTAATGCGGCGTCTTCATATTTGTCCAGATAAGATTTTGCCATCAAAAGTGAGAAAGCAGTCTTAAAGTGTTTTGATGGACCTGCCCACATTGTAAGACCTGGTGTTAGACCGCCATTCAAACTGCCAGATAGAGCAATGTTGACTGCTGGTATTGCCGTTGGAATCATGTCCTTCTGTGTGAAGAACTTTGATTTGGATAGAATAGCAGAGTCTTTAATGCTACTATTCTTTTTGATTTTATCTAAAATACTCATATTGTTCCTTAACTAAAAAAATCATCAAGTGTGCTTTGCTTCTCAGTTGTCCAACCGATACAATCTAGGATAACTTTAATCGGTTCTACAAAAGTCTTGTCGAACTGTGTATCATAATCGATAAATTTGGTAATGTCAAACTCTTTTGGTAAACGAGAAGGATAAGAGATAACAGTATCTTTGAAAGGATTAGGTTTCTTAAGATAGGAGAACTTAATCTTCTCGCCTTCCTGAATCTTGGGATACTTCTTTGTGAGTCCCATCTTTTCCAGATTGTGATTATAAATTATTGCACCCTTTACATGTATTGGTGTTCCCATTTTATATAGTGTGACTGCATCCGCATACTTTGCAAGACCATTGATACCACGAGGAAAAGATACTTCTTCAACAGGCAGGTTCTTGAATTCTTCACGGAACTCTTGAATGAACTTGTGCATATCGTGTTCAGAACCACCAATCATGATGTTGATAGATTCTTTCATCTTTGTACGAACTGCCGCAGGAGTTGAAGACTTAATCATTTCAAGACCCATAACTTTCAGGTCAGGTTCATTGTAACGAACACCTTCATTGTCATACACGTTCATGATGTAACGTTTCTTGGCAGTCCAGATACCTTTGTCGGCCAAACATTCACGTTTCATTTGCATCTTTTGTGCATATGCGTTCACATAATTGGCCAATTCTTGATATGACTTGTCAATGAACGGTTGAATCTTCTGTTCACAAACACGATCCATGAAATCAATCACTTTAGACTTCGGCAGACCAACAGTACCACCTGCACCATAAACACTATTCACCAGAGGTCCAAGTTTCATATAGATTGAATCTGTATCAGAAGCAATCACATAATCCACACCAGAAGTCTGTAGAATTTTGTTCATGTATTCGTTGAGTTTGTTTTCGATCCACCGAATAGACAACTTACCAGCAGAAGTGACCCCAAGAGCCATTCTGAGATCATAAAAGCGGAAATACTGGCTACCAAGAGCGCCATAAGCAGAGTTAAGAGAAACCTTCTTTGCAAGTTGTAGATTATTGAATCGTGCAATTCGTTTTTCGATGTCATACTTTTTGGTTGAGTCTTTTTCATTCTCATACTCCTGTTTTGCGGCCAACATCATCTTCTTAAACTTCTTACGGTCTTCATACATTTCAGCCATCATCTTAGGCAAGAAACCCTGAAAGTCAGTACGGAAGAATTGACCATTCGGAGTCATGGTGACTTTATCTGGCATATTTGATAGATTAACTGTCTTAACAAGTAATTTATCAACGGTTACGCCTTGTGATAGAATCTCACGCATTTCATCCGTGTAGTCTTCTGGCTCAATCAGTGTTTCAGGACTGATATTGTATTGCATCATCAAGTGAGGATACAAACTGTTCAAGTCAAATGATGCAACCCATTCATGTAGACCAACTTGAGGGTCTTTAACATATGCACCTTCAAAGGCAGAGTCTTTGTCTTGTACTTCACGTGGAGGTACAACAATGTTATCTTGCATCAGACGGTTGTAAGTCAATGCATCCCACATACGAGTTTGTGCAAACACATCTTCATAGTTGCACTTGGTATCATATGCAAGAGTCAAAGCCAATTCAATCAACTTCAACTTATCTTCCAGACGGATAATCAATTCAACGTCTTTGATGTTATATTCAATAAACTTTT